GCCTAAGAAAAAGTGAGGAAATTAGAATACCAGCAAGGGTTGCTGGAAGAGACACCAGATGAACTAGACCCATTGAGCCTACTAGGTGCAGCTGCTACGGGCATCTCCCGTAAGGCTGGAGGCCTACTAGGGGAGCTGCTCACACCAAGCACACTGGAGGCTCCTACGTTTGTAAGGGGCCCAGAGCGAGAGCAGAACTTTGCTAATTGGTTTGGCAGTAGCAAGATGGTAGATGAATTTGGTGAGCCCTTGGTTTTTTACCACGGCTCCCCAAAAGCTTTTAAAGCTTTTAAACTAGGTGGTAGCCAACAAAGGACACCAGAAGAAGCGCTTGAATGGTTTAGGGATAGGTTATCAAGCAATAGGAATATTCCTTTACATAGCTGGCGAATGGGATCGTTTTTTACACCTAAGCCAGAATATGCCAGTAGTTATGCTGATAGTAATGGTGGAGTTGTCTACCCAGTTAATTTAAAAGCAGAAAACCCAGCTTGGTACGACAATGTAGAAAAAACTTATCGACTTACAAACCCTAATAAAACTCCAGATGCTTTAATAATTCATCATGACAAAGACATCAATGAAGTTATAGTGCCTCAACCCAACCAAGCCAAGAGCATCTACAACAGAGGAACCTACAGCTTAGAAGATGATGACCTTCTGGGAATGCTCAGGAGGGGAAGTAATAACAATGTATAAACATGAGGTAAAGTGTATATAGGAGCAATACCTACTCCAGCTGCTACGGAAAGCAGACAAGAATTTTTAGCCACAGCTAACCAATCCGTATTCAATACCACTGGAGGAACCGTAGGCTACTGCGATTGCTACCTCAATGGCGTGAAGATGGCTAATAGCGACTTCAGCTTTGATGGTGCTGACGTAACGCTAACCACGGGAGCGGCTGCTGGAGATGTACTAGCGGTAGTAATGAGGCAAGCAGATAATGCACTAGTGGCGTTGCCGATTACTGATAGTGCTGGCAATAATGTCCTGAGTGAGACGAATAATGTTGTGAGTATAGATAGTGGGGTGGTGTTTCCTGGGAAAATTATAAAAAATATTTATATAGATAGTACTGCAACAGATACAACAATTACAAATTCTACATCAAATAAAATTGTTTATAGTGTTTCAATTCCTAATCCACAAACTAGCTATAGCTATTTAATTATTGGTGGAATTGGTGGTTATATTGATACCGGAAATGATGCTCAATTAAAGGGATCTTTAATAAAAGACAATGGTCTTGGAACTCAAGCATATATTCAGGACACAATTTCAGCTATTTATTTATATAACGTAAGTTATAATGATATGGGGTTCTTTTTAAATTTAAATTATTATTATGAACCTGCTACCAGTACAGCATTTACAATTGATGCTGCTGTTAGATCAACGGGATTCCAATATAGAGCGCCTCACGTGTTTAACAATCCATTTATTGTATTAGAGTTAGGAGGTAATTAAGAATGGACTATACACTAAAAGCTTTAAAATCATTTAGTGGTTTGGAATTTAGCTATTCTCCAGAAACAGGTGAGATTACTATTCATAAAGGGGATGCTAATAAAGATGAAGTCCTTCTTAAAGCTGAAGAAATAAAAGCAGCAGAACCTTTGCGTCTTTTAAGACTAGAACGTAAACGCCTTATCACTGCTACGGATTGGTGGGTACTACCAGATAGAACACCAACCCAAGCCCAATTGGACTATCGACAAGCCTTGAGGGATCTCCCAAGCAATAGCACCAATGTTGCCCTAGATGAGCAGGGCAATTTGATTAACGTGACATGGCCTGAGATGCCCCAATGAACTACATCGTCATAGCCATCTTTGTACTAATCGTTTGGGCATGCACAGACTACCCAGCTTCTGAGGGGAACGATAGTGAAGCCAACCCCATAGAGATTAATATCAACATACAATCAGACTCTGAATCCAAAGCAGACTCTGATGCCTACATTGAAGAGGGTACGGATAACCGTAGTGATAATAACACCATCAACATTGATAACGTGAGTAGCTGAGTACCGCTATGCCAGAAAGCTCCAGTATCATTCAATTAGTATCCGACTTAGGCGCAGGCTTAGGCTCCTTGATAGCTTGCTTCTGGTACATTCAATTCATTACGAAGTCTCATCGTGAGGAGCGCACTACTGCTGACCAGATGCACAAAGAAGAGAGGCTGGAATGGATGCGCAAGGATACCTCTTCAGACGAGGCGCTTAGAGGAATAATTTCTGAGAGTAATAAAATACTAGGTGATTTAAGAGCATGCCTTACAGAGCAGACAACCCTCTTAAAAGCTGTACTGGAGAACAAGCGATGAGCGATAGAGACTATCCTTTTTTCAAGCGTCAGGAGCTGGCTTGCAAGTACTCAAACGAGTGCGAGATGGATGAAGGCTTCATGGAAAAACTTGTGGAGCTACGCAAAAAATTTGGCAAGCCTATGCGTATCAGCTCTGCCTATCGCTCCAAAGAGCTCCACCCCATTGAGAAAGCTAAATTGCACCCAGGCTTTCACAGCAAGGGGATGGCAGCAGACGTACTCCTCTGGGGCCCAGATGCTTGGGAGCTGGTGAACCTAGCGACCTCAATGGGCATGTCCGTAGGCATAAGTCAAAAAGGCGCTATAGAGTCCAGATTCATCCACGTGGACTCTCGCACAAACCCACAAACCATTTGGAGCTACTAGTGAAAAAGCTCGTACTTGCCATAGGGCTGCTGCTGCTGAGTTGCAGCCCAGCTCCTGCGCAAGAGCTGGAGTACAAAACTTTATTCATCGCAACATGGGTGTACAGCTGTGCGAACAATATGCAGCAGAGCTTTTTGGAAATGGGGATGCCTCAGCAGCTGGCACTGCAGGAAGCCATCCGCAAGTGTAGCTGTGTGATAGACCACTTCCGCACGGACTTCAACCACTCCCAGCTCATCACAATGAATGAAGAGGATCGCTTAGCGTATTCCAATGGTTATAGTGCCCAGTGCTTTAACGTGGAGCTCATGTAATGGAATCACTACTAGTGCTTGCAGATGAACTAGCCGCAAGTGGCTCCTTGGAGCTGGTTGCCACAGCTGCAGGGCTCCCAGCCGTAGCAGCTGGTTTAGCTGCCTATCGTATGTACAAGAATAAGAAAGCAGATGCCAAAATCCCTAGTACCTATTCAAATATCACCAGGCTTTTCAGACGGGACTGATTACGAAGTTGGAGCCCAGTGGGTACGAGGTAACCTCATCCGCTGGCATGAGAACCGTCTCAAGCCGTGGAAGCCTTGGCGCAAGATGTTTACGACCACACTATCTGGCCCAGCTCTGGGGATGCATTTTTGGACAGCATCCAATGGGCGCAGGTATCTAGCAATCGCTACAGCTGACCAAGTTTATCTGATAAGCATTGTTGAGAATACCCTCACTACCATCACTCCGGTTGGGCTTAACACCAGCCAGACCTTCAACATTGGCCCTGGCTATGGAGGGGATGTCTACGGAGGCTCCTACGACTACAATGCAGCCGCAGGCTTAGGAGGCTTGACGTTCATCTTTACAGACTTTGCCAGATGGAGCATGGACAACTGGGGAGATGCCCTCATCTGCATGAAGGAGGGGGATGGTAAAGTTTATTTGTACAACCCTGTTACTGCTTCCGCTGGAGATGTGCTGGATATCATTACTACCGATAGTGATCCCCTAAGAGCTCGTGGACTGATTGTCACAGCTGAGCGCTACCTCCTGCTGTTTGGGGCTGATGGCATCACACGCAAGCTGAGGTGGAGCGCAAGCGAGGACTACACGGTATTCACAAGCACAACCCAAAACCCAACCGAAGCTGGTGATTTAGAGGTAAGCACCAAGGGCTTTCTGATGGCTGCGAAGAAGGTGCGTGCAGGGATTTTAGTCTTCAGCTCCGTTGACGTACACCTCCTTTCTTACTTGGGCCCCCCTTTCATCTATGGTTTAGAGTCACTGGCTGAGGCTTGTGGCCCAGTGAGCTCTGCCTGCATCCAGCAGATAGCAGAGCGCACAGTATGGCTAGCAACAGACGGATTCTGGCAATATGACGGGAATGTCACACCCTTACCATGCCCAATACTGGAGACCTTCCTGGCAGACATCAACATGCAGCGAGGGACACTAGTGGCAGCTGGCAGCATTAGAGAATATGGAGAGGTTGTCTGGTTTTACTGCAGTGAGGGAAGCGCAGATGCAAGACCAGATGCCTACATCCTTTGGGGCACGAGAAACAACACTTGGAGCATGGGCACACTCAGCCGTGATGCATTCATGGAAGAAGAGGCTTACGTGTTCCCAATAGCAGTAGGGCCCGATAGCAACGGAGATACATATATTTGGGCCCATGAAGTAGACAGAACTTTGGCAGATGATGGGACAGTAGAGACCTATGCTGAAACAGGAGCCTACGAGATAGAGGTAGGCCAAAGGCTAGCTAGAGTTACTCGTATCTGGCATGACCTGGAGAAGCAGGGCACAGCTGGGAGCTATCCACAATTCACGTTCTACACGAGCTCCAGTGCGGATGGGACAGAGACTACCAAGGGGCCATACACTCCACAGGCTGATGGAGCCATAGACTTACGTTGGCAGGGCAGGCAGCTCCGTATGAAAGTCGCTGCCCCCATTAGTGAGGAGTGGACACTAGGGAAGCAGAGGCTGGAAGTTCAACCTGGAGGGACAAGATGATTTTAGGCACACCTCCCAATAATTATGACCGCAACTGGTTCTCCAGAGCTTTCGACAGACTAAGCATAGAGCTCCGCAATCGCTACACTACCAACCAAGATATTGTTGTAGATGGCAATCGGCTCGTGCTAGTGAGCCCCAACAAAACAAAGTACAAGCTCACCGTGGATGATGCTGGTGTACTAAGCACTACCGCACTATGAGGCACAATGGGACTATTTGACAGTGTAACCAAAAGCATTAGCAACGTAGGCAAAAGCTTGGAAAATGCTGCTAACAGTGCAGTAGGCAACCTGCAAAATAGAGGGAATCAGTTTATTGGGGGAGGACGTAGTGTCCTCTCTGGTGACCTCACTGGGTTGCGAGACATGTCTTCCGCTGGAGTCAATTTAACCTCTGACATGTATGCCACTACCAACTCGTTACAAAATTCCATAGTAGATGCCTATGCCGAACCCTTAAAGGGCACACCGTTATACGGGTTAACTGCTGGCAATATCAAAGGCCTAAACAATACTGTCGAGGGGATTCTCAGGGGGAATTTAGCTGGGATTCAAGACCTTCCTACGGATGTGGGTAAGGCTGTGCAGTCAGGCTTGGATGCAGGCAAAGACTTAGTGGAAGCACTGGGAGGTGCTTTGGGTGGCCTAATGGGTGGAGGAGCTGGGGGAGGAGCTGGGGGAGGTGCAGAAGTCCTCCAGAGCCTACGCAACCTAGCGAACCAGAGCGCAAACTACGCCAGTAATCTACCTAGTGAATTCCAGGCATTTGAAGGGGATCGCTTTGCAGCTCCTAGTGACAGAACCACAGCTGCAGAGAATGCACTCTACAACCAGCAGGGCTCCAATATTCAAGGAGCTTATGACCTGACAAACAGGCTTACCGGAAAGGCTGAGAATAGCAGCTTCAACAGCAACATTGCAGATGCCCAAAGTTATGCGCCAGTAGGGCCCCAGACAGAGCGGAACTTCACCAATGCTTCCAATGCAGGCTCCAGAAACTACTCAGGCATGGATGTCCAAGCTGGGCCAACAGCAGGAGCTCAGCAATTCAATGCTACTACGTACAACCCTGCAGGGGCCAACGTGGCTCCTGAGAGGTACACTGGACAAAATTTTGAAGGGAGCAGCTTCAACCCTGCAGCGATTGCCTCCACAGGTAGGGATCGCTCTGGAGATGCCTTACAGTTTGAGGGGCAGCAATATGGCAATGCAGTAGATGCTCAGGCCAGGGACTACCAGAGTGGCAACACCTTTGCGCAAGACCTCAACCAATACCAGAACCCCTACAACCAGAGCGTCATTGATGCCAGCCTGGAAGACCTCAACAGAGCTCGTATGCTGGCAGACCAGCAGACAGATGCCCAAGCCATTGCCGCTGGAGCCCTGGGAGGCTCCAGGCAAGGTCAATTAGAAGCTCAGAATTTTAAAAATTATTTAGAGCAAGCTGGCAGGCTTAGTTCTCAAATGAGGCAGCAAGGATTCAACACGGCAGCACAACTAGCCAGCCAGGACAGAGCACAAAGGCTAGGGCTGACAGCTGAGGCTCAACAGCAGACACAACAGTTAGGGACGCAAGGAGCCTTGCAAGGGCAGAGCTTAACAGCTGGAGACTTGCAGGCAGCTCGTGACGCTTCCTTGCGGTCACAGCTGCAGTCACAGCAGCTAGGGCAACAAGGAGACCTCCAGACACAACAGCTGCAGGCACAGGCAGCATTGCAGGGCCAAAACCTCACAGCTCAGAGTGCGAACCAAGCTCAGCAGCTGATGGCTCAAAGTGGCATGCAGGGGCAACAGCTGACCGCACAAGCAAGAGAGGCTGCTAACCAGCTCATGCAGCAACGAGCTCTGCAGGGCCAGAGCTTAACTGCAGCAGACCTTCAGCAGATACGGAACCTCAACCAGCAGAGTTATGATACTGCTGCCCAGAGGCAACTACAGAGCCAGCTGCAAGCACAGAACTTGGGCGTACAGTCTGGGATGCAGGCACAGAACCTTGGGGCAGACTCCTACAACCTAATGCAGCAGCTGCAAAACCAAGGGGCTTTACAAGGCCAGAACCTGACTGCATCGAATCTGCAAACCATCCTCAACAACAATGCAGCTGCGCAGCTCCAGGCTCAGAACTTAGGAGCGGATAGCTTCAACCAACAGCAGGATAGGCTACTAGACCAAAGCCGCTTGGCTGAGAAATTCCGCCAGAGTGCCCTCAGTGATGCCCTCACAGGGGCAAACAACATGGGCCAGATGGGGCAGAACCTAGATGCTACTCAACGTCAGCAGCTGCTAGACCAGCTGGCAGTAGGCCAATACCAAGACCAACGCAACCAGCAGCAATTGGACTTTGACTACGAGCAATACCAGAACGAGCAAGCCTTCCCTGCCACGTACTTGGACAACCTCAACCGTGGAGGGCAACTGGGCTTAGGCATTGCCAACGCCACAGCAACAGGAGCTCCAGCTGGTGGAGGTGGAGGTGGAGGTAGCCGCAACCCATTGGCTGCAATGATAGGTGGAGGCCTTAGTGGCTTCTTGGCAACAGGCAACCCTTGGGGAGCTGCCGCTGGTGCAGGTATGGGTCTGCTGGGAGTCAATGACAACAATAGCTTTGCAGGGCTAGGCAAGTTATTGGGTGATTCACCTACCGAAAGAACTGCAACCACAACCAACCCAAGCACAAACTATCAAGGAGGCCCTAGTGGGAGCTCTGGAGGCAGAGGTGGAGGCAGGGTAGCAGCACCTAGCGCAGTAAATGGGTTCCCCTCATTACCCAATAGCGCCAATTTCCAAGCTGGTGGAGGAGGAGGTGGCAGAAAAATAGGGCAGCCTCAAACAGGAGGCCCATTATTGAGGCCTCCTGCTCAAGTAATTAGCCAAAATGTAAGCCCCCCACTAGCTGGCAAGGCTTCTGGCTTGGCTGGAGGCTTATTTGGCTCTGGAGCTGGAGGCTTTGGTGGGGCAATAAGTGGGGCATTGAACAACGCGACACAACAAGCGCAACCCATTAGCTCTAACAAGCAATTTACTTTGCCTAACGGGAATGTAGTAGGCACTGGTTTGAAGCTTGGGCCACTGGGTGGCTTTGGTGGCTTTGGTGGCTTTGGCATGGTTTAACGGAGCAACATATGTTTGGTAATTACTTTAGTGGGCTACTGGATGATTTCAATTCAGACCCAGTGGTCAAAGAGTACAAGGGCTACATGGGGCAGGGGATGGACTACCTGAGCAACATGTTGCCAGATAGGGAGACCATGAAGGGCTACATAGATGGGCCCTATGATGACTATGTCATCGATAAGGTAGCAGATGGCTATGGCTACTTACGTGGGTTGCTGGATGAAGCACCTGACCCCTACGCTGGCTATGATCCTACAGCTGAGTACATGGAGCTGAACCAACCAGCACCGCAAGCTTATGACCCTACTGCTGAGGCAATGGCTGTGCAGGCTATGCCAGATAGTAGTATTAAGCAGCTCTTCCAGCGTAAGCGTCCTAGGATCATGGATGCAGTGCAGGGAGCTTATGAGGCCTCACCAAGGCCTAGCACTGGAGCACAAGATATGTACAACCCATACAAATCCAGTGACTACCCAGAGTATCAACAGCTACGGAAAATGAGCCCACAACCTGGAGCTAATAGTACTAGTGTGAAAATCATGGATGGCATGTATCGGCAACCAGAGGGGCTGCTTGGGGGGCAGATGGCTCCGCAAGGCTTTGCTGAAGAGGAAGCCACGGTGCAGCCATTGCCTCCAAAAGGGTTTGCAAAACCAATTGAGGAACTCCAGAACATGTCTCGCTATCTAGACAATAGCACTAGGGGTAGAGTCAAGCGAGGGCAGGATTTAGACGCAAGAATGATGGCTGAGCAACGCAGAATTAGAAACGCATTGTCGAGGTAATATGCTTTTTGGCTTACTAGATGACGATACCAGCTTGTACGAAGATCCAGCCAAGATGGCTCTATTTGGAGCTGGGCTAGGGCTAGTCAATAGCCGTGGAGTCACAGGTGCTGATTTCCTGCGTGATGCCATCACTGGCGCAGGCCAGGGCTATGGAGCGTACCAGCAGACAAGACTGCAGCAGGCGCAGATGGAGTCTGAGCGTAAGAAGCAGGAGCTGGAGAACCTCTACAAGATGGCTCAAATTAGGAAGATGCAGTTTGAGATGCAAGGGCCTCAACGAGCTCAGAGCAAGGAGCAGCAACAGCAGCAGATGCTACGTGAGCAGCTGCAGGGGCTAGGGCTACCAGAAGAGCAGGAAAGGCTACTGATTGCACAGAGCCTGCTCAACCCAAGCGCTGCAGCTACAGAGCTAGGGGAAATCCGCAACGAGAGGGACAGGAACAAAACCACACAAGCCTTGCAGGCCTTCATGCAAAAGCAGGGCTTTGAACCGGAGCTGCAGAATTTGGCAATGGAGATCATTGGCAACTCTGGTGAAAACGTCAAAGCTGGCTATGAGGCAGCAAAAAGCTGGCTGGATAAGTATGGAGCTGAGGCCAAGGGTGCAGACAAAACGGTAGACTTGCAGATGTTTGCCAGCACCATCCAGGCCCCTTGGGACACCACAGGGAACGTCAAGCAAACAGCTATGTCCATGCTTCAGCGAGGGCAGAGCGTCAACGCTGCCCTCGACTACATCAAGGCTATGCGTGAGAGCATGAAGCCTACAGAAGATGAAGGGATGAAGATTAGCAACAATGGCACGATTACCTACAAAAACCTTCCAGCTACAAAAGGCAAGGATGGGCTTTGGTATCGTCCCGATGGCACGCTCCTCCCAGCTGGCGGAAGCTACACCAAAGCAGCAGATGGTAAGGGTCTAATTTTCAAGCCTAACGAAAAAGCTGACACAAAAGTATATGGTGCAGGCATTGGCATAAACTTGGTGGGAGCCTTAGCAGACCAGATTACAGAGAAACAAAAATTTCTAGGGGTTTTTGGGGCCAACACGAAAGTCAACACGATATTCAAAAGCGAAGAGTTGGCAGAGCTGCAGGCTCGTTACATTGAGCTTCTGATGAACCTTAAAACCCAGTACGAGTTAGGTGCGATCACTGGGCCTGACATGGATATCTTGAACAAGGCCGTTGCTGACCCAACGGGGTGGACGTTCCAGAGCACTACGTCCATGCTCAAACGCTTGGAAGCGTTGCGTGAGCGGATGCAACAGGAGTTCATCCTCAACGCACGCAAGCTGAACCACAACCCTGAGCAATTATTCCAAGGTACATATGCAGCCTCATCAATTGGCACGCTGAACCTTGACCCACTAGTAACCCCACAAGGACAAGCTGGCAGAGCAGGAGCTACGGGTGGAATCAAAACAGGCTCCCCAGCACTGCAGAGAGCAAGGGAAGAGCGAGAAAGAAAGCAGTCGCAACTTAACTACGGGCAATGATGGATAACTTAGAAGAGCTTCTACGATACGTTAGCCAGCTGGCAGCGGAAGGCTTCAGTAATGAGGTCATCGATGCTGAGCTTGAGCTCAATAATCATACGAGAGCTAGCTTTGAAGAGGCAGTCCGTAGGCGTATAGAGTCCCAGATGACTCGCCCAGATAAGTCTATGGTAGACAGAGCCATTGGTACGCTACGTGAGCAGCTGGATGGACGCACACTAGGCTTTGCAGAGCCACTGGAAGCACTAGTGAGAATGATGGGCTCAGGCGCTCCAGGCATGGCAGGCATGGCTGCAAGGTTTCTCAGTAGTGGCCTGAGTATTGAGGATGGGCAGCTGAGAAGTCGAGACTTTGAGAACATACGTGGAGACATTCGGGCAGAGCGTGAGAACATGCAGCAAGTGCTGCCTGGACAAAGCACACTAGCTCAGGCTACTGGAGCCTTAAAAACTGGGCAGCTGGAAGGGCAATTAGTCAATAAGTTTTTGCCAGCACTCAACCCAGTAAAAGGGCAGTTTGTTGGCAATGCCGCTCGTAGAGCTGGTGAGGCTGGTATCGTTACGCCAGTAACTGCAGGCACATACTACGCCAACCAAGGTGATGAGGATGTAGGGCAGAACACTGCCAGAGATACCCTAATCACAATGGCTGCAGGGCCTGTGCTAGGGCCAGTAGTCGAGGGGGTGGCCCGTGGTGGAGATGCTGCCATGCGTAAGCTGATGCCAGGGGCAGGAGCTGGAGGGGCTGGCATGCCCCCTCAGCCTCCTGCTGGCTCAGGGTTAGTCAACAAAGGAGAATATGACCCCTACTTCCAGGGGTTGAGCAAGTTTGGGGATGCTCTGAGTGAAGACCGCATTACCGTGGACATGGCAAGAGCTGAGGCACAAAGGCAAGCAGCTGCCGCAGGAGCTGAGGAAGTGCTCCCAGTAGATATCGGGGGAGTCAACACCCAGCGCTTTGCCAAGACACTTTACTCGACACCTGGAGAGCAAGCAGACATAGCCCAACGAGCTTTGGAAGGCAGACAGCTCCAACAGGGGCCAAGGATGCAAGCCAAGCTGGAAGAGCAGCTCACAGCTGGCAAAGACCCCCAAGTCTTTGCACGTGAGCAGGCAGCTTTGCGCAAGGAGCAGCTGAACCCTGAGTACCAGAAAGTCATGGACATGGGTTTGCCAGAGGGGCTGAACCCTGAGCTTAGGCAGCTACTGGATGCTGACCCAAGGATGGCTGAGTACTACCAAGCTGCACGCAATAGGGAGACTAGCCGCAGAGGCAACCCTGACCCTGGTGATTTCGCTGGGAACATGAACTTGCGCATGGTGGAGACCGCACGTAGAGGCTTATCTGGCGAGGAGCGCAAGGCCCTACGAGCTGGGGATATGGATGAGGCAGAAAGCTTAGGAACCTATAGACGTAGGCTGATGGAGCAGGCAGATACAGCTGTACCTAGATATGGTGAGCTCAGGGGCCAAGGCTTTGACTCTCGCAGGCTGGAAGAAGTAGCTTCACAAGCAAAGAAGGATTTCTATCGGGCACGCCCAGAGATTATGCGTGATGACTTCAATAAATTAAATGATGTGGAGAAAGACGCATACCGTGCTGGCTTTGTCAGGGAGTTTAATGCCTACCTCGACCCCAAGATAAGTGACTCAGCCACTAAGGGGAACATTGCACGCTACATTGACAAGAAGAGCCTTAAGGAGCGCATAGAAATTTTGTTTGATAGCCCTGAGCAATTCGCACGCTACTGGGAATCAGTGCTAGTGGAAGCTCGTAGAAGCAAGAGCTACATCTCGACCATTGGAGATGCTACACGCAACACCCAGCAGATGCAGTCAATGGCTGCAGACAATTTAGTTGACCCAAGCCCATTGGATGAAGCCATTCAAGGTACTAACTTCCTTGGGCGTATGCGTGACCTCAGCAACGTAATGCAGACCAGGGAAGCGAAGCGAGTTGCCGAAGCTTTTGGGCCACAGTTTTACGGTAGTGGACTTGACAATACAATGGGCCTGCTAAATGATGTCGAGTTAGCCCAGCAGATGAGAAACTACTATAACCTGGGCAGAGCAGAGCGCATGGGGGGTACAAGGGCTGCAGTTCAAAGTTTGTTGGACTAAATAAGTTAACCGTAAAACCTGCCGTAATAAGTTAATGTTTTACCGTAGAACTATTAAGTTAACCATTCCAAAAAAGTGAATGGTTTCTGTGCATTAGGCCAGTAGCTCAGTTGGTAGAGCAGCGGATTCCAAATCCCTTGCCTCCTCAGTAAATACCTGCCCTCCAGGCAATCCCACCGTAAAACAATTTCCCAGAAAATTCAGCCGTATTACGGTAGCCGTAAAACCCTTGCGGCATAGGCATAGCTGCGTCCAATTCTCAGAGGCAGAAATTTACGGGTGGGATTTAGGTGGGATTTAGGTGGGAAAAGTGGGGAACATATAAAAACAAACAAATAATGCACAAAAAAAAAGCCCCACTGCTTACGCAATGAGGCTCTTCTGCTAATGCACTCCAGCTAGCCGCTCATGCTCTTCTTCCTCGCATAAGCTTTCTGCCTTCATGTTCCGCAAGTGGAAGCTGATGGCATCCAGCTCCTTCAGCGTAGCAGTGTTGTCTTCAAACACTGCCCACTGATGCTTAGCCCTTTCCAAGGCCAGCTGAAACTCAGTGTGCTCATCTTCAGCATCCAACACCTCCAAGTCCTTCAGTTTAATCTTGCCCAGTTCCTGTCTATATAGGCTGAACAAGTTCTTCATGTACACATCCTGCTTCAGTACCATTTAGGCTCCTATATTTAGAGCAACCACAAGTGTTTGAGTTGCCAGATAATAAATTGCTTCTCTCGACTACAGTAAATAGGCCACAACGGCAGAGGCAGCACCAGTAGCTCTTGCCCTCTGCCTTGAGTCGCATAGGCTTTGCGGCTGGCCCGATAACCTTGAGCCAGCCAAACTCCTCTCCAATGATTGTTAGGTCAAGTGGTCTTGCCATCTTCTGAGTCTCCTATTGCTATGGCATCATCTATTGGGTTGAGGCCTCCTCGCCAGCCATCAAATTCATAAAACTTAATAGCATACTGAGCATGACCGTCAGCCAGTTTGGTTACCTTGCCCCCCTTGGCAAGAAAGTGAGCGACCTCTGGCCCATATTGCGTCCTACCTGAGATCATCCCCAGCTTGGTGCTAGGGAACTTCCGGTTGAGGATTCTGTTGCACGCTTGGGTCAAGTCCTTCAGCAGCTCATCCTTTGAGTTTTTGACTTTTACGCTCACGTAACCTCACTTCCGTATAGTTAGTTTGGCAGTGCGCACACCGGAGATGAATCACATCTCCGTTTGCGCCAATGATTTCCGCAGTCAAGCGATTACAGCTAGGGCATAGGCTCATAACTTATTCTCCCTAGCTTTTAAGTACGTTCTCCAAAAGCTCTCTCTGAGCTCCTGCTCATAGGCTCGTAGTGGGTAGGCTCCCTTAGCCATAATCCTGTGCTTAGGGGTGGCTACCTCTACAATCCTCTGGCCTCCATAGCCGTAAACTGTGTTTTTCACTGTGTCTCCTCTACATAGACTTTGAAACGTGGTGAAAGGTAAGCAGTAATGAGCTCACCTTGATAGCCCTCTGGTGGAGTATCCAGCCTGCAGAGATACTTGTCTTTCTGCTCTACAAACTTGTCCTTGAGCCAGAGCCCCTCTTCCAGTATGCCGCTAGGGCCTTGTACCTTGCGGAAGGGTTGCGTGTTGTGTACGTCTGCTAAGGCCTTGCAGACCCAATTGCCTTGTAATGTGCTCACCATGCCTCCTCTTCTGATGGGTGAACGGGAAGGCCTTCTTCATAGTTCTTAGTTATGGTGTATTCGGGCGCTGGCTCCAGTAGTGGGATATAGCTGCCTACGATGTAATCATGCTTGAAGCTGTAGTCCACATTCTCAGTATTGAAGTCCAGCTTCAGCTCCTCAATATCTGCATTTTCATCAAGGTCTAGCACAACCGTGATGGTTAGCTTTTTGTTAGTCATTTGACTACTCCTAGTTAAGTTGCCTAGTGATGCGCACGGTGTGCACCAAATGTGTACGAATATGTACGTGCGCATCATGAGCAACTCACCAAAGTGAGCTGCTATTGCTTAGGCTGCTTTCGTCAGGGAGCGGAGAGCACTAATCTTGTTGTTGCGCTTATCAATGTAGCGCTCAGTAGTCTCAATGGAGCTGTGTCGTAGCAGCTCCTTGACGTTGTAGATGCTTGCACCAAGGTTGTGGAGCTCTGTCGCAAATAAAGCTCTGAAGCCATGCACTGGCTTAATCTCATCACTGATGCCTACCTGTGCTTGCAGCCGAGAAAAGGCTCTGGAGAGCTCTATGGAGCTTTTCCAGTAATTGCCCAGCACAAACTCATGGTCATGCTCCCAGCTCTGCAGCTCCTCTATCAGACAGTCATGAACGATAGGCACCACAGCAGCGTGATGTTGCTTGACTTGGAACCACTTGCCACGTGCATCCTCGTGGCTGTTGATATCTAGGAAGCTATCCTCCTGCAGTGGAGCCAGCTTGATATCCTTCCAGCGTAAGCTCAGCAACTCAGCGCCACGTAGGCCAGCATAGCGAGATAGCCACCAAGCTCTACGGAGCAGCTCCCAGCGCCTATGGAAGTCAGGGTTGACATTGGGCAGAGGGTTGGCAATACGTGCCTCAATGAGTTGTAGAATGTTGTCAGCCTGCTCCTTGGAGTAGCTGCTAATGTTGGCAGGGTCAGTCTTGAGGTTGCGGAACTTACGAGCATGCACGAGCGGCAGTGCTTTCGCTGCACGCTCGTTGTTCTCCTGCTCTACTCGCCAGTTCTCAAAGGAGCGAATGGTGCGGATTTTTTTGTTGATGGTATTAGGGCTCTGCCCTGCAGCTGCCCACTGTTGCTTGAGGAAGTCAACCTGCTCAAAGCTCTCCAGTTTTGCCAGTGTGTGGGAGTACTCCTTGAGAGTATTAGCGCTGCGCTCGTTAGCGATAAACTCTAGGAAAGCACGCTTGGAGCTTTCAAAAGAAGATACTTGGGCAGTTGCTGAGGATTCAGCTGAGGCTTTCTGAGCGTAGAGCTCAGCTAGGAGGGATTGTTGTTGAGCCTTGGTACGAGCCTGAGCTCGTAAGTCAACGTCTTTGATGAGCAAGCGCTCTGTGGCACGCTTGCCAGGGGTGTGGTAGTAGCCCTTCCAGTTACCACGTTTGTCTAGGGCCCATTGCTTGGTGGGTCTCGCCATTTTAGGTGCTCCGGCATTTGGACGCAATTCTGGGGGTCACCCCATGCGACCCCAATAGCGCCCGTGTTTGCTATTTGAAGCACCTAAATTACCCTTTATAAAACAAATTACAACATTATTTTTTGTAAAAAGGGTGATTAGCGTTGTAATGATAGTTGTAGCATCTCCATCAGTTTAGTTACCTGAGCCTCTGAAGCACGTAATCGCTCCTTGAGTTCTGCTACTTCATTTTGTAAAGCTTTCGCTTTTTCATCAGAAACCGCATTACTAGCTACTGGAGAACTGTCGCCAAATTCTCCACTAGCTAACATGAACTTTGGTATTTCTATACCCTCCGCAACCATCAATTCTTTCAGCTTATTCAGCTGCAGCGTTCCTCTTCTAGCCCTGTTGTTTAGTGCCTGCTGACTAGTCCCCAAGCGTTTTGCCAACTCTGTCTGATTCCAACTAGCCATCTCACATATGTACTTGACTAGCCTCATATGATTGTCTGCCTTGCCCATACTATCAATTTACACTCCAAAAAAAAGTTGTTGTAAAATGTTGTTTGGGGTTGTAGAACGATAACTCTTCCCCAATACATGGAGTAATTAGCGTCATGGATGACGACCCTACCCTTGTAGAAAACTTCAATGATTTTGTAGCATCTTGCCTCCCTGGCGAGAGCTTCCCAGTGCCTGCTTCATGGCAGGAAAAAATGCACGAGGTACGTGTGTTTGCTGATGCCCGTGTTCGTAACCGGAATGACCGTTTGCGAATCTGGCTCCAAGGCGAACCATTGCGCTTTGAGTGCAAATTCTGGGCTTTTGATACAGAGCCCAAACCTTACCGGACACATAAATGGGTAAAGAAACATTAATCACTGAGCTTTATGCTCAGGAGACTGATGAAAATGGGGTGTCGATGCTTTTGCTGGGAGCTCCAGGCTTAGGCAAGACAACATTTTCTATCAGTGGAGCACCAACTCCGGTGATAATCGACCTAGAGGGTGGAGCCAAGCGCTACAAGCGTTTGAATCCACAGCTGAAGAGAATTGATGCGAGTGCTTTAAAGTGGACACAATTTCTGGCGTTGCTCGATGTGGCGTTAACCAGTGATCATGAAACCATCATTGTAGACACTGCTGATGCAGCTGCAGAACTCCTCCGTCAGCATTTAGTAGAGGTCTTCTCTCTCAATATAGAGAAAGACTCTTTAGTAAACGCTGGCAGGGGGTACGGTCATGCCTATGACGTAATGGCTAGTCATTGGCGCATTATGACCCAAAAGCTCTCCCAACTCACGGCTATAGGGAAGCACGTAGTTGTTATTTGTCATGTTGATGACAAAGAAGTCACTAAACCTAACCAAAGGCCTTATACAGCGCAAGTCATCAGATTGCCAAAAAAGATTGCACCACTTCTCAGCGAGTGGGCAGAAATTATTGGACATCTGGAACTAGAGAGCTCTGACACTGGGGAAAGTGTGGAATCCAGTAAATGTAGATTATTGCACATCAGCCCAGATATACACGTATTGGCAAAGAATCGTTTCAATTTGCCAGAGCCAACCCTGGTGAACTCCACGTTTGGCAACCTCTTACAACTCATTGAAGAGTACAACCCATGAAGAACGACATCGTCCTATTTGACCCAGAGGTAACAACCCTCCAACCACGCATCATGCAGGAGGGCAATCACCTAGCAGCTATCGTAGCTATTGAGGTGATCCCATTGAGGGATGACAACCAAGTCTACCGTCAGATTAGGCTTCAGTGGAAAGGGGTGGCTGGGGAGATACGGCAAGACCTCATCTTTGAGCATTGGGGAGATCCAGAAAAGTCCGCCAGTGCCCTACGGATTACGTCAGAAGTTATTGGAAGCATTGCCCAAGCAACAGGGCATGTGGATGACGCTGGCAGGCCTAAAGTGGTTTCCATGAATAACATGATGAAACAGATAGGCAACAAACCAGTAGCAATTGCTGTGCGCAAGCAAGGCAAGTACAGCAAGGTAGCGCAAATTGCTGCAAGGTTGGAGGAGCTGCCAGCATTGGTAGCATCTGCAGCACCAGAGGTGGAAGAGGAAACGCCTGAGATGATGAATGAGTCCCTCAAAGCAATATTGGGTAGATGACTCTTAAACCAAATTCCCACCAAATTTGGAATCAGAGCTGGGAAGAGCAGTTTCTCTGGTATGGCATGCCTGTCATCTGCTCACCTTTCCGCCAAGACTACCTTATGAGTGAGTGCCCTGACCCGATGAATTCTCCAGATGCTCAGGAGCTGGCAGGTAAGTATCTGGAGACACTGGAAGAACGAGTCCACTGGCCTTGGGAAGTCAACAAGGTCAGGCTCCAAGGGGTAGCACTGCATGTCAGAGATACCCCACATGAGGTAACTGTTTTTCAAAACAAGATACTCAGAGAGCTCTGGGGCACAAGGCCAGCCGTAGTCTATAAGGGAGGTGTCCCTTGGTACAATAAGCTCAAGGGCATCAGCTACAGTGTTTTCAAGGACAAGAGACTCAGGCCCCTCATTGTGTTTGAAGATACAGTGGAAGATGCCCTACTGAGAGAAGAGCTGTGACTCCAGGTGAGGTCTTTGAGCTCATCAAGTCCAAGCTCCCAGATGCTGCGCAAGTCAATGGTACTAGTGCAGTGTACAAGTGCCCTGAGAAGCGCAGGCAGAAACATGTCATCACGCTGCTGGAAGACAAGGTGGAGCTCCATTGCACCGGAGCTTGTACTGTCGAGGAGATCTCCCAGCAGCTGGAGCTGACAGAGGCAGCTACTCAA